TTAAAAAAAGCTAATTTGTTCACCAATATACTTCTTAAGTATTTTGTTTACTTTTAAAAGCATATAATTTTCTTTTATAGAAGTCCCATTTTCATCAATTAGCATTTCAATTTCAACTTTTGCATTTAATGAATCACCTGGACGCAAATCAATTTCTCCATCTTGAAATTTTTTAAGCCAATTAGTGTCTTTAATTTTGACATGGATTACATGATTTTCATAATAGAATTCCCACATTGAACTTCCTAAATAATCAGGTTTTTTTACTTGTAAAACTATATCTGATTTTATTGTTTTGACTTCTTGAATAAGTAGTTCTTCGATTTGTGAAATGGATAAATGAAAATTCTTATTTATGGCAGTAGAACCACTACTACTGATATAAATTGCTGTATTTTGGTTTCCTATTTCTTGCATAGTAGTTGATATTTTACTTAAATTAAGTAATAATTCTTTTTGCGGAATTGATATGTTTCTTTGTAAATTCTGTTTAGCAAGTTGTTGTAAATCATTTTTAATATTTTCAATATGGGCTTTATTTTCAATTGTATCTTTTTTACTCAGGTGTTCAATAATTTTATGTTTAGCTTTAACAGAAAAATGTCCAATTAGTTTAGTAAAACTAAAATCTGCTAATAGTTCATCAGGAATTGCTTCAAGAACTGTTCTAAATCTTGCTTTTAATGAACCAACTTCAATGTTTTCTAAAACAACATCGGTTTTAATAGATACAGGGAACGAATTTATAAGTAAATTATCTAGTTCTTTCATATTGCATATAAGTTGAGACATTGTAGAGAATATTTTTTCAGGATTAATAGTATTCTCTTGATAGTTAATTTTCAACTCATATGATTCATTTGATAAATTCATATAATCGCCCCTTTATAAATCTATAAATATTTTTACAATTCTAAAATGTCGATATATGTTAATTATCCTATACAATATTATAATTGATTTACAGTGTCGAAATATATCAAAACGAGACGACTAATACAGTTTCAGCGAAAATTTCCCAAAATAAAAAAAGTATGATAAATTTTACTATTTATCGTGCTCTTTCTTTAACTTTAATATTTATAATCGCTATATTGATATTTTACACTATCTACAAAAACAACAAAATTACACCTAAAATTTCAAAAACTTGTATTGGGAACTCCTGTATCAGTTGACTAAATCATTCTAAATCTATTTAATAGAATTAATAAATTTTATTCCATTATCAGTAATATAATATATTGTAGTAACAGGGGTAGTACCTAAGAAATTATCAGTTGTCATATTTATACATACGAGATTGCAGTTAATTAATTTATAAGCAGAACTGATTTCATTCTTATTGCTAGGGTAGCTTAAACATTTACCACCTGTACCAGCGTCTAGCAGCTTTTTTAATAATCGTAAATCTGATATTACAAGGTATCCAGTATAATCACAGAACTCACAAAATTCAGCCCAAGTTATATTTTTTTCTATATAACTTTTAAATAAGTTTGTAATCCATTTAATTTTCTTATAATTCCTTGCTCTATCAATTATTACTATTAAATCTTCAATAGCTTTTACTTTATAATTAGTATCTTGCATTTTAGTCCTAAATTCAATGTATCTCTTTTCTGTAATAGTAGTCTGATTAAAATCATTTATAAATGCAATTAATTTTTTTGTAAAATGACGGTCTTTTATATTTATACCAGTCTTATATATAGCTGATATAGTCCTTAATAATGGTATATCCTTAGTTAACCCTTCATCAAAAACTAAATCTAAACTTAGTTCACTTAAGTCAATAACTAAATCTTTATTTTGATTTACTAGAGCTGTACATAAATCATCTTTTATATTTTTTATAGAACAATCCATAAAAGAAACCCCCGTTTTGTTTTACCCAACCAAAAAATTAACGACAATTATATTTTAAAAAGTATTTTCAGATATATCATTACCATGGATTACGGTCAATGGCTAAATTTGAAAAAGATAAGTAAAATAACATAACTAAGTTAGGATTTTATATCTAATTTTAATAGTATAAATCAATAGTAACTCCATAGTTCAAAGTCTTAGTTATTACTTTTTCATTACCGTCATCATCGATATCGGCATATTTATATTTTCCGCCTATTAATTTCCATTCGATGTTATAATCAGAAGAAATAATATCTAATACTTTTTTGTTTATATCTTTAGGGACATAACCTATATGGCCAATATCTTCGTGTATTACTTTTATAGCATTAGGATCATATGGGTTATCTGGTTCAGGTTCAAATTTTATTTCATGATCACCATATATGTCAGCTTCATATACATTCTCATAAGATTCTAATATTTCTTTTTTAGTCATATCTTCATATCTATATCCAACCATTTCTATGTGTTCTTTCACAAAGCCCTTTATGAGCTTTTGAATATTTTGATTTTGGTCATTGGTTTTAGAAATTCCAGCAACATTAAAATATATATGATTAGAATTTTTAGATGGAGATTCATTATCAAGATTTTCAATAGTCAATTTACTATCAGGATTATCATTATTAAATTCATTATTTAAATTATTACTAGCTAAATTATTACTATCTAAATTTTTATTAGCTTTTTTCTTTTTATAATAGAAAAAAGTTCCTATTATCATTAATAAAGCTATAATTGGAGCTTCCATCAAAACTACAAAGAAAACTAAAAAAAGAAATACACTCAATAAAATTTTTTTCATAACTATTCCCCCTCGTTAAATAAATTTTAAATGCGGTGAGTTTATTTTTATTATATAAAAGTTATTTATTTATATTATGTAATACAATAATAATGAAACTAGCGAGACTTTTATATAGAAACTCTCTAAAACACTATTAGTATAATACACCACCCATGTCGAAACCAAGTAAAACAAGTCGAATAATAAAATAATAGCGAATTTTTTATAAAATAAAATCATTTTACAAAATAATAACCGAACAAATCTATTGAATTAAATAAAAACTAATGGTAAAATATACATAACAAAACACGAACACGAGTTCGCCGAATTGCCACTGGTAAAAATCAAAAGGGGGAACTGTTATTGGACAAAATAGAAGAGGAAGATTTGATGAGTGTTTTGAGAAATATACAAAATTTAAAAGATGAAGAAGTTGATTATATAATTAATAACTTCATATACAAAATAAAAAAAGCATGATAAATTTTATTATTTATCGTGCTTTTTCTTTAACTTTAATATTTCTATAGCAGCATTTTCACCATGTTCAAAAATTAAATCAATAATATCTAGAGTAATGGGATCATTTTCATCTAAAATATTATTTTCCATCAATTTTTTTCTAATCCTATCAATAATTTTCCAACTTAATAAACGATCCTTTGATTTTTCTCTAAATTCATCCATCATGATATTTAGATATTTTTCAGGAATAGGTTGATCAAATTCTATAAGTCCTTCATTTACTAATTTATTTTTAATTTTATTTGAAATTTCATCATATGATTTATATTTATTATTTTGATTATCTAAGTTACCTTCAGGATTTATGATTAATTTTCTATGGTCTGTTCTACCAAGTAAATAATCAATAGAAACATTAAAAAAGTTAGAAAGAAAAGTTAATGTTTCAATATTAGGTTGTATTCTACCTGTTTCATATTTTGATATATTTGCCTTAGTGATGTTTAACTTTTGAGCAAGTTCTTCTTGAGTCATATTCATTTCTTTTCGTAATTGCCTTAGTCTGCTTTGAAAATTCATTTTATCAACTCCAATTTCTTATATAGATATTTTACACTATCCAAAATGGAAACTAAAGAAAGTATCCAAAAAAGAATATTTTTAATATTTAACTATTGACAGTTTCCAAAAAAGATACTATAATAACAGTATCCATAATGGAAACTTTTTAAAGGAGGGAAGAATATGTATGATAACCTAAGAGAAATCAGAAAAAGCAAATCAATATCTGCTTCTCATATGAAGAAGCTTTTAGGATTAAAGACTGAAGGAGCATACTATAAAAAAGAAAGTGGGATAATTAAGTTTTCACTAGATGAAGCAAAAAAAATTTCTGAAATGCTGGGAATGAAAATAGAAGATATTTTTTTTGGCAATAAAGTTTCCATAAACGATACTTTTCATACGAGTGCATAATTATTTATCTGGTATTTGACAACACATAAAAAGATGTAAATATTAGCAGGAGCTGAAAATTATGATTCTCTATATTAAAGAAACAAGAACCCAAAAAGGCTTATCACTATCAGAACTAGCAAAAAAATCCCAAGTATCAAAAAGCTATTTATCAGAAATAGAAAATGGCATAAAGACAAATGTTTCATATGTAGTTATCTGCAAGCTGGCCCACGCATTAGGTGTAAGAGCTACAGAATTATTTAGTCGTGAGTAGCCTTTAATATTATTTTAATAAATTTATCAGCTTAGAAAAGCTGTAAATTATGGAAAGGAGGCTAGCAAAAGTGCAAACAAAACCTGATAAACAAACTTACAATCCTATTGAGCTAAGCAAAGAAGCCAAAATTAAAAGATATTATATTAAAAAATTTGAATCCATTACTGAAGCAAAGGCTGAAAAATTAGTTGATGAAATCTTTGAGCTTATGAAAGAATCTAAGATCACATATGGTGACGCATATGTAGTATTAGAGAATACAAGAGCTAAGATTCAGAAAATGTCAGAGTTTCAGTACTTATAACCTTGCTAAAAGGAGGTAAAAAATTGAATGATAAATCACTAAATAAAAGTCTAAAAAAAGCAAATGAATCTATTGCAAAGTTAAAGAAAATGGTTGCTGAACTGGATGGCGAAATTCCAGAACAGCAAATAGAAGTTTTAAAAAATGAAATACAAACTTTAAAACTCTGGAAAAAAAGAGTAAAAGAAATTTTTAATCAACAATAACACCATAAATATTTATTATTCCCATAATTTAGACAGTCAAGGAGGTTATGAAAAATGCAAATAGAGAAATATCCAGTAAACCTAGAAATAGACTTCGATATCTTTGGCAAAGATGGTGGTGCTGTATTTGGTGGCTTAAATATAACAATAAGCCTAAGTAATAATTACTATCCAGTAGAAGATATTAGAACAGCACTACAAGAAGCATTTGAAGTAATTTTAACTCATTATTAATCTTTTAATCTTAAAAAATAGCAAATTAACGAAAGGAGGCAAACAATGACTACTGGCACTGATACAGTAATTTATACAGGCAAAAAAACTGAAGAAGAATTAAAAAAAGAAATAAATAAATTAATCACTACATTTCTCATTGAATTAGAATCTGAAAAATCCAATGATGAAGATGGAGTTGCCTAGTTAAAAAAACATAGGAAGGCAGAAGCTCCTTCCAGACAAGTGAGATTGTTCTTATTATTATTTTACCTCGAAAGGTGGTGAAATAGAATGAAATCATCATGCAAGAGCATATACAAATTAGCTAGAAACTATGCAGGATTAACCCAAGAACAAGCAGCACAGTTGATGAATATAGGTGCTAGGACATTAGCAGGTTATGAATCACTAAAACCAATTCCAAATAACTACATAGTTGAAAAAATGGTTAGTGTATATGAAGCTAAATGGTTGGGATATGAACATCTAAGATGTTCCTCAGAGCTTGGAAAGAAGTGTTTGCCAAAGATAAATATTGACAATATTGCACAGTCAATTCTATTACTACAAAAAGAATCAGAGGATGTTGAAAATATAAAATCATCTATGATCAAAATTGCTTGTGATGGAAAGATAGAAAAACACGAAGAGTCCCAGTGGAACAAAGTCACAAAAGAACTTCAAGAAATGGCAGGAGCAACATTATCAGTAGTGTTTTCAAGATGAGATTTTAAAAGGGAGGTCACGAAGTCATGGATAAAGAGATGAGATTATTCAAAATGGCAGAAATGAAGCCTAGAAAGCACAGCAGAAATAATGAGACAAAAAATATTACTGAGATTGATGTTTCTAGAAGAGCCAATGTGCATTTATCTGATATGTATTTTAAAGAAAATATTGTTAGCAGAATAGAGATTTTTAGATTTGAATGTGATGATAGCGATAAGAGTTATATGTTTGTACAGATATTCATGGGCAATATAGAGATTGCATATCAGATATTTTATTCAGATGTTGTTATTGAGACTGAGTATGCTGAAGATGTCCATGGAAACAAGTATATAAGAAGCTTCCACATAAGAGAAGCTAGAAACTATGACTATCAATAGAAAGGGAAGGCAATCATGAAAGCTGTATTTTACACAAAAAAAGAGACCCTTTAGAAAAGGGCATTAAGAAAACTTTCTAGCCCTATTATATCATGATAGGGTTTTAAAACCAAATAGTTAGGTGGTGAGTAGATTGAACCAAAAAGAGATTTTAGAAAAGCAGATAGAAATACTGCTATCTGCACAAGAAAAATGTTTAGAGACACGCTCTTGTGAAAATGTTGTGCCAATTGCAAAGACAATTGTTGAAATAACTATTCTGTTGGAAAGATATTCTGATTCATAATTTCTTGAGAGGCATTGAGTAAATTATTGAAAGGTGGAATAAAAGTTGATTAAAAAAGAGATTTTAGAAAATCAATTAGATATATTAGAGAGATACAAGCAGACCACTATGGAAGTTGCAAAGGAAATCATTTTCGAGTTAAAAAAAGGATGTAAAACCTATAAAGAAGTTGATAAAAACTTATATATTTTCAAGAAAACAATTACTTTTTCGTGTGATTGGAAGAATTATCAGCATCTAATTAGTATAATTAGCGAACTATTGGAAAATGAGAAGAACGATTTGCTTTTAGAAAGTCCTTCAAAAACAGTACAGATGATGGATTAAGGTGATTTATATGAATAATAGAGAAATGATGTTAAAGCAGATAGAAGCAACTTTAAAGCAGGAGAAAGATTATCTAAAAGTACTTGATAAGAAGCTAAATGATCCTAATGTTACTGGATCAGCTAGAGAAAAAGTTCTTATATTTAGAGAGGCATGTATCAATGCCATAGATAGACATGAAAAGGCTAGATTGCAGTATGTGTAAAAAGGAGGAGAGAGTTTTGAAAGTAGTGAGTGTAGATCCAGGAAAGGACAGCACAAAGTATGCATATACAGGCGAAGATAGAAAAATAAAAACAGATCACTTTAAAACAAGAATGACTGTTCTAGATGATCTAAATAACAATGACATAATCGGTGAAGACAGCTTCAAGGTTGAATATGATGGAAGTACCGTTGTATTAGGTAATCAAGGAGAAGTAGATGCGGCAGATGAGAGAAGTAAAAAGAACAGGATTCACAAAATTGCAACCTTAACAGCTATTGCTCAAATGTTAGGCCCAGAGGAGAAGGAAGTAGTTCTTGTTAACAATATTCCTTCAACCAGTTATAAATCAAAGCAGCTTAAGCAAGAATACATGGAATTTTATAAAAGCCAGGAGGAAATCCAGATTACAGTTAATGATATACCTTACAACTTTAAGATAGTTGATGTTCTTTTCCTTCCTGAGAGTGTTGGATGTATTTTTCATTACCCTCAGTTGTTTGAGGGTAAGAGCTGCATTATCGATATAGGTAAATACAACATAGGACTTGTTGTTGTAGAAAATTGTTCAGTTAAATATATGACTACTTTAGATTTTGGGGGTACTGAGCTAGAGAATAGAACCATAGAAAAATTGGAATCAAAGTTTGATAAGGGAATTAATAGAGATAAGATAATTGATTATCTAAAAAATGGATACATAGAGTCTTGGGGCGAAAAAGTTAAAGGGTCTGAGGAAGTTATAAGCCAGTGCAAAATTGAATATTTAAATGACATAATCAAGGAATCAGCAAAGAAGAAGATTACATTTGAAACTATGGAAAGGCTTAATTTTATTGGTGGAACCTCCCTACTAATAAGGGATGAAATAAATTCTCATACCAAGTTTTCAAAGCTGAGCAATGTTTTAAATGATGCTAAGGAAGTAAGCGTTATTGGCAATCTATTATTTGGAGAGAGAAAATATAATGGCAAAATCTAGAACTCAGCTCATATCAGTCAAAGATGAATTCGATGATGTATGGGACTTAATAACTTTACTTAAAAAAGACAAGAAAAATTTGTCTGATTATATTTGCAGGGCTATTAGATTTTATGAAAAGCACAGAGGTAAGTCTGAAGCTAATCTTACTGAAGAAAGAGTGAGATTAATTGTAAAAGAAGAATTAAAAATTATTCTTGATGGCATGGAGATTGTAAAAAAGAATGAAGAACTAAATATTGATGACATGCTAAAAAATAATAGTTTTGAAGCAGCATTTAGCAGCTTTGAGGATAATGATGATGAGAAGTAGTTATATAAAACTTATATAAGACTTATATAACAATTCAGTTACTATTTTAAAAACTTATATAAAGTTTATATAAAACTTATATAAGTGGTGAGCCAAATGGATATTAGGAAGGTGATAATTTGAAATCCAATTTAGCAAAACTAAGGCGGGGCTATAAACCCCGCAAAGGCAGAAGCAGATTTGTCATGACACTAGCTGCTCTGTTTATAGCTATAGTATTGACAATATATATTATCTTTAATCCTCCTATTTTCATATATAGGGGCCAGGGACTTAAGTCCCTGCTCCAAACTTTGTTATAAAGGGGGTATGTTAATCATGCAAAAAATAAATACAGCAGTAATAGAAGTAAAGGACCTAGCTCTTGATGGCAACATTATTGATAATGGTTGGATTGAGAATTTACGGTATGACAATGGTAAGCCCAATATGAATGCAATACTTATTCTCAGTGAAATTTATTACTGGTATAAACCAACCCTTATTAGGGATGAAGCCACAGGTAAAGCCATAGGATACAAGCAGAAATTTAAGGCTGATAAACTTCAAAAGAGTTATCAAGCACTAGGAGACCGGTTTGGTATTAGCAAAAGACAAGCGAAGCTCGCATGTGATTTTCTGAAGGAAAAGGGACTTATAGAAATTGAGTTTAGAACTATTGTAGTAAATGGTAAAAAGCTAAACAATGTAATGTTTATACAGCTAATACCAGGTGAGCTGAAAAAGATTACTGGCATTGACAGAGTACTGGTAAAAGATGACCCCCCTGTTACAACAGAATGTAAGAGGGTGTTACAACAGGATGTAGGAGGCTCCTACAATGAAATGTACCACCCTCCTACAACAGAATGTAAGACAAATACAAAGACTACACATACAGAGACTACTACAAAGACTACTAACAAAAACAATATACGTCAAATTCAAAATTTGCGTCTTAGGTATTCAGAAAATCAACTGAAAATTATTGATGAATATTTTGATATTTTACGATGGACCAGGAAGCATGGGAAGATTGCTGACAGTGTTATTTTGAAAATATATAAAAAATGGCAGGAGTATAAGGTATCTGCTGTAATGTATGCGCTGAGTATTTATATTAACAATCCCAAACATCACGATAAAAAAGAAAATTACTGCTACGGAATAATGAGAAATGCTGCAGCAGAGCAGATTGCAAATTATCAATATGGAGGTGGTAACAGTAATGGAAAGCACAGCCAAGATACTGAAAAAACAGGGCCTTCAGAAGAAAGTCTACGACTTGAAAGAATTGCAAAAGAAAAAGGGCTCGTCGGAGCAGATGGAACAATCAAAGATACAGAGTGCAGTTTCTAGTTGTAGATATGGCAAGTGTGATGGTTCAGGAATGATAATCGATAAAGAAAACAACACCGTAAAATTTTGCAAATGTCGTGAGGACAGCATACATGAAAGAAGGCTAAAGTTCGCAAATATACCCAAAGAGTTTAAAGAGCTGACATTAAACTCCTTTGACTTAGATTTATATGAAAATAGTGAAAGTAAATTTAGAGCTGCAATGGCTAAAAAGGCAGCAGTAAATTTTGTTAAAAATTATGATCTTATGAAGCAGCTGGGTAAAGGCTTATTTTTCTACAGCTATGTAAAGGGATCAGGTAAAACAAGACTTGCAGCAAGTTTAGGAAATGCACTTGTTAATTATAAAAAGGTTAGAGTGAAGTTTATAACTACCTTAGACCTTTTGGAAGAGATAAAAAATACATATAGCAAAAATAGTGAAATAACACAAAATGAGCTGCTTAATGCAATAAAAAATGTTGAGGTCTTAATAATTGATGATATTGGAATAGAAGAAGATAAGCAGTGGGTAAAAGAAATATTCTACAACATTTTAAATGGTCGAATGGTAGGTAAGAAGATAACTATATTTACTTCAAATTTAGCCATTGAAGATCTTAAGCATGATGAACGTATAAAAAACAGAATAGAAAGAATGGCCACGCCAGTATATCTGCCAGATGAAAGCGTAAGAAGTAAATTAGCAAAAAAAGAAAATGAAGAAATCCAAGAATTGTTGTTTAGTTAGAAGGTGATTATATGAATGCTCAACTACCTGGACAAATAGGAATTGAATTCTATTTTAATCAGCATTTAAAAATAAGGCCTAAACCTAATTGGATTGGAAAATTACCAAAGAATTATTATTGGTGTCCCTATTGTGGCGAAATAAAGAAGTTTAAGGTTTTTAAAGGTTATAAAAGATGTGAATTATGCCACATATCAATGAAAGATTATTATGTTAAAAAATTTAATAAATTGGAGTTGATTTGATGGATAGAGGAGGCATAATTAGAAAAATTGCTGAGGAGGCAGTACGATTATATTTTGATGGATACAGTGAAAAAGAAGCTTTCAATAAGGCTAAAAAAATCTATGGATGGAAAAATGAAAGTGAACAGTAATGACTTTGTAAAAAGCATAAAACGTGAGGTTATTTGTAATGAATGCAGTTCTAAAATTAATAGAAATAGCAGCTGCTATGTAATACCTGTTATGAGGAATGGCGGTTATTATTTAAAATTTATTTGTTTAAATTGTGAGGAGGTAGCGAATTAAATGGCTAAGTATATAAGAGCTGTTCCAGAAAGAAAAGATATGCTTAAGAAAAGCGAGCTGAAAGTTAATCTAGATATTGGTGACAGAGTATCTGTTAAGTATAAAGAAAAGGGCAGACACGGCAAAAAAGAAGTAAAAGGAAAAGTAATCTTAAACGATATGAAGCATCCATATTTTCAGATACATACTGGGCATGTGCGTAAGAGCTTTTTGAAGGTGGATGTGGTTATTGGTGCTATTGAGGTTAAGAGGATAAGTTGAGTTTGTGTTTAGTTTTATTAGAACTAAGTAAATTATTTTAGAAAGGATGATAATTAAGTGAAAAATAAAAAAAGCTTTGCAAGAAAGATAGTAATTGCAATTCTTGAAAAGCTTATTACGGTAGTGATTCCGTCTGTGGTAGTGACAGTTGTGTTGTGGTTGATGTTGAACTGAGGATAGTAGGATTAAAGTTGTAGTTAACTCATAAAGGGGTGAGACTTTGAAAGTTTTAAAATGGCCAGGGGCGAAATGGACTTTATCATCAAGAATAATTAAATTAATGCCAGAGCATAAAATTTATCTTGAACCATTCTTTGGCTCGGGAGCAGTATTTTTTCAAAAGGCACCTGTTAACACTGAGGTACTGAATGACTTAGATTTACAAGTTACAAATTTATTTAAAGTTATTAGAGATAATCCTCAGGAACTTGCAGAAAGAGTATATTTTACACCTTATTCAAGGGATGAATATAGAGAATCATATAATGTTGAGGGTGATGAAATAGAAAGAGCTAGAAGATTTCTAGCAAGATCCAATATGGCCAGAGCAGGAATGCAATATTACACTTCCAGCTGGCGACATGCAGGACCGGTATTAGGGGCCAAGTGTAAACAAAGAGTTACGGGAGATTGGAATAGAATACCTCAAAGAATACTTGAAGCAGCAGATAGATTGAAAGATGCAGAAATTGAAAATACAGATGCATTGAAACTTATTGAAAAATATAACCACAAAGATTGCTTGATATATGTGGATCCGCCATATTTATTAAGTACCAGAAAACAAAGATATTATAATGTTGAAATGACTGATAATGAAGAACATGAAAAGCTTATTAAGTTATTAAAAAAGCATTCAGGACCTGTAATGTTAAGTGGATATGATTCAGAATTGTATAATGATCTATTACCGGGATGGACTAAACACGAATTTAAAACTAATGCTGAACAGGGGAAAAGAAGAACGGAAATATTATGGGTAAATTATAGGCAATATGAACAAATATCAATGCTATAAGTGCAGTAAAGGTGATACTGACTGAAAGGAGAGAAATAAGTGAATTGTCGACAACTAAGCTTCTTTCACAAACTCGAAGATTTCTCAATGTATGATGGCTATGAAGTTAAAGACAATGTAAATATTAAAATAGAAACTGGTGCGTTAATTAAGTTAGTCAAAGATCAAAAAGCTTATCTTGTTACAAGGCATAAAGATAATACTTTTAGTATCGACTTGCCTAATGAACATGGTGGAGCATTTGGATTTGTAATAAATTGTAATCAATTTAAAAAACACTTTAGATATTTAGGTAGAAAAATTTATCCTAAAAGAAAGGAAATTTGGGATGGCAAATCATGGATTAAAAATCCTGATTTTTCAAACTAAGGTGCTAGTTAGAGAAGGAGGAGGAATTCGGATGAAAAGAGTAAGAAGAGAAAAATTATATCCTATCATAAAACGAATAAAACCTTTTTTCTGGAAAGAATGCAGATTCTGCAATAGAGAATTCAAGAGAGAAATTGGATATGAAATTGAAGATATGACCGTAGTAAATCCAAGGGTTTTTTGGTCATACTGTTGTAACGAATGTGCAAAAAGTATTGATGATGTAGCAAAGTTAGTAAACAGTGCAAAATTAAGAAAACCGCCACGCTATCTAACAAATGGCATTAAAAAATAGATTAAATAGAATATTAACGGAGGATTGAATATGAAAGTAATCCAATGCAATGTTAGAACCTGTAAGAACAACAAGAACGGGTTTTGTTATTCCCAAATAGTCTATATAGGTGAAGATGGGAACTGTAAAGAAAAAAATAAACAATAAAAGGAGAGATTATGTTTAGTGTATGTTCTAGATACAAAGAATGCTCAAAACAAGAGTTTTGTATTCACCCAGATGAGGAAATAAAAAAGGAATGTAGATATAATTTAAAGCTAAAAAAAGGGATTAATTTCTATAACAAAAGTAAATATGAAGGTGTATTTTTAGTAATAAATAGAAGAATGTTTTATATAGGACGTAGAAGTTCCTATGGAAGTTACACATATGATCTAAGAGAAGATGAAAAAGAAACTGTTATTCCTAAATTGAAAGGGAAAGGTATAACTATTGAAAATAGAACTAGATACAATTTATGCAAAAATCATTTTACATCTGACAGCAATAGAGCTTGCTGCATTGTCATTTTGACTATTGGAGATAAGAAATACAACATAAAGAATTTTAATACAAGATGCATTATTCATGATACCGCAATACAAGTCAGGGACTATCTAAGAGAAAAAGGATTTTTAGCAGCAGTCCAGGTTAATGGTGCAATATCTGTAGATTATAAAAGTGAAAATAGAGATAAGAAAGGAAAGAAAGCCTCTAAAAAAGAGAAGGTACAAGTTAAACAAGAAAAGAAATTTAAAGCTGCTGGGCCTGATGTTTTAGAAGGGCAGATATCTATGTTTGAGTTGTGGGCTATTTGATGAAGCAGTGCGAGAAATAATATTTAATGGTGTCGACTATAGAGTTGATACCCAAGGAGGCAAACATGAAGTGTAAAACATGTGAGTATGGCAGTTGCACAGGCACAGAGGTAAAGACGAATAGAGAAATATATGATTGCAAACATGGGAACACATTGACATATATAGGTTATAGCAAGGATAAATGTGAAAAATGGGAAGAAAGGGATTTTAAAGTTATTAGGATATTTGGAAAGTGAGGGTTTTGAATGGATTATAAAAAGTTAAATAATAGCTTAATAAAAGCTAGAAAAGCAAGTATGAAGGCAGGAAATATTGAAGATGGAGGAACTGCTAATTTAGATTGTGTATTCTTAAGATTGCCAAGAGCTAGGGAAGACAAGGTACTAGAAACTATAAAGGGAGCGGGGTTATATTGTAGAGGTAAAAGAAAATGGATAGGCAACGGATATATGATATCTCCAGTAGGGTGTGGAATTGCTAATAGCAGAAATAGAGCAATGGAAGCTATGAAAAAAAGTCTAGAAGATGATGGATATGATGTTCTTCCATATTATCAAATGGACTAGAAAGTGAGGGGGCAGGATGAATGTAATAAAAGGTGATTTAGGAGATATAATTAATGAAAATAAAAAATTAAATACTTTTTATGATAAAGCAAATGATAAAATAGCAGATTTACAAGCACAGAATCGTGATTTAGTGGAGTTTGTTCAAGATTTCTACGGTGTAATAATTAAAGATAATAGCTCGGTTGAAGGGTATGAAAAACTAATTGTAAAGTCTATTGAATTGTTAGATAAACATGAGGGGGTTCAGTAATGTTTAATTCAAATAAATATTTTTTTCTAGCATATGGACTTGTTTGGATATCAACAAGTATTGCAGTATCTACAGCAATATGTATTACTAAATCAGCAATACCATTATGGACTATGTTTATACCTTTATTTGTAAACATGAGTACTGGAAGTAAAGGTAATTAGAACTAACTGAGGACTTTGTGTAACTATTTAAAATTTAGTTTGTAAGCTGTGTTAGTTCGATTTTTTTATAAAAAATTTAAAAGTGAGAAAGCTATAAATCCTACTAATAAAATACCAAATAACAAATTTCCTGAAAAATCTTTATCATCTTTAATTTTCTTAATTATAGTAATAGTGTTGCCATATAAAATCATTGAAGCAATAATGAAACCATATAATAAGAAAGTCATAGTAAACACTCCTTGTATATACTAACACAGCACTACTATATTTTAACACATGAACAATGGTGAATTGAGGTTACACGTAGAAAGGGGAATAGTGATGAAAATTTATAAAACTTGTTTTGAAGGAAATTGGTGTGCATTTGATAATTTAGACCATGCAAAAGAAATGATAACATGCGATGTTGAATGTGCTGATGATTTCACAAAAGAAGAAGTTGAAAAATATAAGAAAGAAATAAATGATCTAACAGAAGAAGATCTTGAAGATAAAGTATATCAAGCAGGTCCATATTATTTGGAGACTGGAGAAATGGACGAAGAAGAATTTAATAATTTACCTGAGTTTGATGGGTATTAGATCGTAGATACTTTACACTTAACGCCAAGCATAATACAAAAACACTAATAGACCAATTAAACTAATAGTATCAAATATTACTATTTCAACTATTCGGTATTCTTTTTTATCAATAATATATTTATAACGTAAAATATTATCTACTAGTACAAGAATTAAGATTGAAAGAGCAGCACTAATTTTAGCCATTAGTTTACTTGACATTAGCTTTAAAGAGAAGTACCAAATGATTATTAGAGCAAAATTTATTAAAAATCCATTTGAATGAACACCAAAAACATTTGTTTTAGCATTCCCATTTCTAACGGCTTTAATTGATAGAAAAGAACTGAAAATTGCAGTCAATATTATAATTGAACTGTAAATTATATCCATAACTAAATCCATTTGATCACGCCTTTAAGGTTTATTGAAAATAGCATAATAATTATAACATAGCTGTAAATAAAAGCAAAAAATATAGACGTTAAATATAAGATATCAGGAGGCAAATATGAAAATAACATGCGACAACTGTAAAGAAAGCTTTGAGCTAAAAAAACTGAAACAAAGATCATTGGGGGATGAGATCCAAGAGACATATTATAATTGCCCTAATTGCAATAAAGAATATAGAGTTTGTATCACAAATAAGTCAATAAGAGAGCTGCAAAATAAAATTGAACAAAAGAAATTAATCATTCGTATAGAAACTAAAAAAGGCTGTAAGAACATAAAAGAAGTCTTTGAACTAGAAAATCTCATAAAGAAGCATAAGAAAAAAATGGATAAATTAAATAATAGGAAAAGGAGAGTGGGAAGTAAGCAAGTGTAACATCAGCAAAGGGGGATTTTAATGACAGAAATACATTGTAAAAAATGTGGTAGGCTTCTTTGTGAGTGCCAGGGCAAGATAAAAATAAAATGTAGAAAATGTGGAGAGTGGAACTACATAGAAACAAATATAGCGGACCAAGCGTCCCAGGATTGAAATATTATCCTGGGACTATATTTTTGTAGAGAGAAAATAAGACAAGTGAGGTGTAGAGAATGAGAAATAATAGCTCATATAGTAAAACAGAGTGGATATTATATAATCATTTTAAAAGAATTAGAAAAATCGAGAGACTTAAAAGGATTATAGATCATACAGAAAGAAGGATATTACAAATAAAAAGTGATATCAAAGAATGTAGATACGTGCTAAGAGATAATCTTAAGGGGATCAATTATGATACTTTAAAGGTCAATGGAGGAATACAGGAAAAATCTCCAATAGAAAGTATGCTAATTAGAGAAGCTGTTAAGCTTGAGCAAGAGCTGGAAGAAGCACAAAAAAAGAAATATAGACTAAGGCGTAGAATCAGAGATAAGGAAAATAAGGCTTTAGATATAAAGCTAGTATTAGAAAAGCTTGATGATGAGCAGCAGCAAATAGTTAAAATGAAGTATAATGAAGGTTTGTCATTGAATAATATTTCTAGTGTACTATTATGTGATAAAAGCACTGTAAAAAGAAAAAAGGATAAGATAATCAATTTTATAAGTCAAGAATTAGATAGATAAAAAAGTATATGCAACGAAATTGCAACGAAAATGCAATAAAAATCATTATATTTTGTGTTATACTTGCATCAAGTAGAACTATATATTATTTGATTAAATCTCCAGGAAACCCTGGGGATTTTTTGTTTTTAGAAGGTGATTAAATTGGATAGAATTAAGTGGGGAAACAGAAAAGATTACTTAGAGATTAAAAGACAAATGAGAATTGAAATTATAAGGGAAATTCAAGAGACCGTTGGATGTAAGAATTGTTCTAAGTTTAAGAGAATTACTGAAAAGGATTTGCTATATAAAGAAAAACCAAGGTGATATTATGAGCTGTAAAAAACCTAGAAAGAAAAAGAAGCCAGCTAATCCCATAAAAGATAGAGAAAAAGTTTTAGATATTCAGGATTATTTAAAATATAAAAGTATAAGAAACTATGTTTTATTTGTACTAGGAATAGCTACAGGATATAGAGCTGGAGATTTAGTTAGATTGAAGGTTAGGGATATAAAAATAGCTTTGGCCAATGGGTACTTTGAGATATTGGAAGGCAAGAAGGTAAATAGTAAAAACATAAGAAAAGAAAATATCAAACCAAGGGTAGTTAAAGTCATATACAACCTTGAAATAATTCTAAGGAATTATATAAAAAATAAAAGAGATTATGAATATCTATTCCAATCAAGAAAAGGCAGAAATCAACATATTCAAGTAAAGAGAGTAAGTGTGATACTGAAGGAAGCTGGAGAAGAATTTGGACTAAAAAATATTACAGCTCATTCCCTTAGAAAAACTTACGCCTATTCTATTTATAGGGAAAGCGAGTACAATATCACATTGGTTAAGGAAATGCTAGGACACAGCAGCATAGAAGAAACAAAGGCATACTTAGGTCTTAATAGAGAAACCTATGATGAGTATAGTGATACCATAAACAAACTAATCAGGATATGATTAGATTCTTTTTTTTGGACTATGAATGTCTTATTTTTTGGTGGTTTAACATTGACATGCAAAAAATTAAGATATATAGAAGTAGCAAAAAAGAAAAATGAATGTGTGATTCCCTATGTAAATGTCACATTCAAATTACAGTAATAAATAGGGCTTTATCTATTGAATTATCAACATTTAATAAAGATTCTTAGCTAAAAATCAATCCGTAAGTCGTTTAATAGGTTAGTTATACAATACTATTGGAGATTATTTAAACTGCAACAAAAAACTTGATTTTCGGAATGGAACAACTCAACTAGCTTTAAGAAAATAACGTAATTAGAATGGTTAGAAATTGATTAAATAACATAAATAAATGACAGTTTCAAAATTGAGGTGAGGTTATGCCAAGAGCTAGAAACCCAAATAGAGAATTAGCCTTTAAAATATACAGGGAACATCATGGAGATATAACGACTAAAGAAATAGCAGCTAAGCTAAATGAGAAAGTAAGAAATATTACCTACTGGAAGAAGGCAGACAACTGGAGTAAAAAGTATAATCCTAAGGGTGGAGCACCTGAAGGAAATCAAAATGCAGTAGGAAACAATGGAGGAGCACCACATGAAAATCAGAATGCTAGAAAGAATGGATGGTATTCAAAATACTTTCCAACTAAATCTAGGAATCTAATTAAAGAAGCTGAAGAAGCTGGTGGATCTCCTTTAGAAATTCTCTGGGCTCAGATATTAACTCAATGGATAGCTATTATAAGAGCTCAGAAAATAATGTATGTTGAAGATAAAGAAGACAAAACTAAAGAGCTTAAGAAGATTAAATCTCAGTCAAAGCTTGTAGGACCAAAGGATAAGCAAAAAACTGTTGAGGTTTACAGAGAAGAAGAGTATGAAATACAGCAAGCTTGGGAAAAACAAGCCAACTTTTTAAATGCTCAAAGCAGAGCTATGACCACTTTAACTAGGATGATTAAAAAGTACGACGAAATGCTTCACTCCAACTGGGATATAGCGACAGAAGAACAAAAGCTTAGAGTAGAAAGGCTTAAGACTCAGATAGAAAATCCAGAGCTTCAGTACAAGAAGCAGCATGATAAGAAGAAGCTCAAGATGCAGAAAGAACGATTTGAGCATCAAAAGAAAATAGATGAAATGAAGGTGTTTTAACATGGCTAAGTATGCGGTACTAAGAACATTCTATGCTTCACAAAAGTGGAGGACTCTTAGATTAGCTATAATACTTGCAAGGACAAATAAAAAGGGTGAGCTGAGATGTGAGAAGTGTGGAGAAATAATAACTGACACAATAAACGCTATAGCACATCATAAAGTAGAGCTAACACCTGAGAATGTAAATGATTACAGCATAAGCCTCAATCCAGATCTTATAGAAATTCTTTGTCCCGATTGTCACAATAAAGAACATAATAGGTTTGGCCACAGCAGGGAAAGAAAAGTATACATTGTATTTGGAGCTCCACTTAGTGGTAAGAATACTTATGTTAAGCAAGAAGCAAGAAGGGGAGATATAGTTGTAGACATGGATTATTTATATCAAGCTGTATCAATGCTGCCAAGCTTTGACAAGCCAGATAACTTATTTACAAATGTCAAAGGAATCTACAACTTACTCATAGATAATATCAAGACTCGCTATGGCAGATGGAACAACGCTTGGATAATAGGAGGCTTTGCTGATAGATACAGAAGAGAAAAGCTTGCTGTTGATCTAGGAGCAGAGCTTATCTTCTGTGAAGCTTCAAAGGAAGAATGTCTTGCAAGATTAGAGCTTGATGAGGACAGAAAGTACAGAAAGAATGAGTGGAAGCAGTACATAGAGAAGTGGTTCACAAGATTTACTCCTTAATCCCCCCGGTTTCAAACTATAGGCAAAGTTACCATGACCGTAAAGGCGAAGGCTTTTTGCATACACAGCAAAAATTTTAAAAATCCCTGGAGGTTTTTTGAAAAATGACAAAAAAGGATATATATAAGCAAGAATTATCAAAGCTGAAGAAAGTATTTGAGGATGTTGAGGAAAGCAAAAGAAAGCTTGTTGAAGGATTAGTTGAAGATGCTGCTTTTCTTAAAGCTGAAAATTACTATCTAAAACAGATCATCGAGAAAACAGGCATGATAAAAGTACATCCATCAAATCAAGGGCTCCAGAAGCAAACAGAGGCAGGAAAGCAGTACTTAAAAAACATCAACTCATATTCAGTAGTTATAAAAACACTGAATGGAGTATTAAATAAAGGAATCATTGAAGATGATGATGAACTGGCAGAATTTGAATAGGTGATAATATGATCAACCCAGAATATAATGGAACCCACTCCTGGTTATTGGAATATATAAGTAAGTGTAAAACAAAGGAGATACTTATTGGCCATGAGCTTATGGAAGAATTAGATATACTTTACAGTCATTTTAGCAATCCTGATATTACTATAGATTTTACCGATGCCCATAAAAGAATTAAGTTCATAGAAACTAGGTGTAAACACTTTGAGGCTCCCTTTGCTGGGAAGCCTTTTATTTTAATGTTATTTCAAAAAGCTTTTATAGAGGCAATTTATATTTTTAAGATATACGATGATGAGGTAGGTAGATTAGTAAGACTTCATCAAGATATCTTGTACCTAGTAAGCAGGAAAAATGGTAAGACTCCACTTATATCTGCCATATGCTTAGCTGAGTTTTTCTGTGGGCAGCAGGGTATAAAAATTCTTTGCAGCAGTAATGATTATGAGCAGGCTGATCTCATGTTCCAAGCCATAAATGCAATGCGTGAAGAAAGCCCAGCCCTTGAAAAGGTTACTAGAAAGAATATTAAAGGCATATACTTTGGGAATCCTCGAAAGCCAAAGAAAAAAGGAAAGTTTTCATATAAGAATAAGGGCAGTATTCGTAAAATATCGGCAAAAACAGGAGCCAAGGAAGGTAGGAATATTGGTGTAGGAGCTGTAGATGAAGTCCATGAGATGAAGGATGATACATCTATTATGCCAATACGACAAGCCTTATCAACCCAGGATGAACCACTATTCTTTGAACTGACTACAGAGGGTGTAGTTAATGATGGATATTTGGATGATAGACTAAAGGAAGCTAGGCAAGTACTGGATGGGGATTTACATAGACCAAGATGGCTCATATGGCTGCAAACCCAGGATAATGAGCAGGAAATATGGCAGGATGAAAAGACCTGGGTAAAAAGTAATCCTGGACTGGGAGTAATAAAAAAATGGTCCTTTATGCGCAAGATGATTGAAGAAGCAAAACTCAGCAAGTCCAAAAGGGTCTTTGTTTTATCAAAGGACTTTAATATAAAACAAAACAATGTCACAGCTTGGCTCACAACTGAGGACATTGATAATAAAGAAACCTTTGATATAGAGGAATTTAGAAACGCCTTTGGAATTGGCGGAGTGGATCTTAGTAAAACTGGGGACTTATGCAGTGCAAGGGCAATGCTGATGAAGCCCAAAAGCGACAAAAAGTATTTTCTACAGCATTATTTTATACCTGAGTCGAAGCTTGGCAATCTTCCTAAAGAAGACAGAGAATTATATCGCCAGTGGGTAAGAGATGGATTGATGACTCTGTCAGATGGCAATGAGAACGACTTTAGATTAGTAACTAAATGGTTCTATAATTTATACAGAAACTATGGAATTAGATTTTATAATACTGGTTACGATAAATGGTCAGCTGTATATTGGGTTAAAGAAATGGAGGAGGATTATGGCTTCGATACTAAAAAAGTAGATCAGTCCTTCGGAAGCATGTCGGAGCCAATGAAATTATTAGAAGCTGATCTAAAGAGTAATAAAGTAATATACAATAACAATCCAATCGATAGATATTGTCTAGAAAACACAGCCATTACTGCTAATTCAAAGGAAGAGATAATGCCTATAAAAATTCAAGGTAAAGAGAATAAAAAAATAGATGGGGCTGTTACTATGATGATCTGCTATCGAATTTACATAGATCATAAATTAGAGTTTTTGGAATTAGTAAAGAGAATGGGCTAGTAAGGATCATAAGGTGGTGATGGATTGATTAAAAAGAGATTAAAAAGTATTAGGAACCTTGGTACTTTGATACTAAAGCTTATAGATGATATATTCCTGATTTTAGGGATGGCTTTACTATCTATAGGAGTATTTAAAATTTTTATACCAGCAGGATATATAACCCTAGGCATTTGTTTTATTGCATTTGCTTTTTTTATTGCAGAGAAAGGAAGATAGCAGATGTTACTTAAAAGTTTAATGAGTAAAAATAAATCAAATAAAAATTTAAATTATGCCAAAGTACTAGATGGTAGTTATCCTGCTTTCAGCCAGTTTGGACAGAATATTTACATCTCCGATATAGTTCAAATGTGTATAGATACCATAGCAGCAGAAATGAGTAAGCTAAAGCCAAGGCACATATATACAGACAGCAGCGGAATACAGCAAATTCCTAAAAGCAGTATCAACAGAATTTTTAAATTTGCTCCAAATGAATTCATGACAATAAGTGAATTTATAGAGAAAACTATCTGGCTGCTAATGATGAATTATAATCTTTTTATATATCCAACGTATGAAACCTATACAAACACCAGAGGATATGAATCAAAATATTTTACAGGGTTATATCCCTTAAACCCAACTCAAGTAGATTTTCTACAAGACATAAAAGGAAGATTGTTCATCAAGCTTTATTTTGGAAATGGTCAAAATTATACACTACCTTATTCAGATGTGATCCATATAAGAAAGAAATTTTCTGTAAATGACATAATGGGTGGAGGAGCCAGTGGTCAGCCAGACAATGAAGCTCTTTTAAAGGTTTTGCAGATAAATGATACAGTTCTTCAAGGACTGGGAAAAGCAATTAAAACAAGCTTAAGTATTAGAGGGCTCCTTAAAATTAATACCATGATGGATGATGAAGTGCAAAAGAAGGAAAGGAAGAAATTCGAAGAGCTAATAAATAGTGGTGAAAGTGGGATATTACCTTTGGATTTAAAGGGAGAATATACTCCTTTAAAGGTCGATCCAAAGCTAATAGATAGAGAAACCTTAAATTTTCTACAAGATAAGGTCCTAAATTGGTATGGAGTATCCTGGGAGATATTAAGTGGCAAATATACCGATGAAGAATATCAAGCCTTCTATGAAAAAACATTAGAACCAATATTAATTAGATCAGGGCAAGCATACTCAAGGGGCATGTTTACCCAGAGAGAATTAGATGTTGGAAATGAAATAGTCTTTTACCAAAAGGACATGATGTACCTAAGTACACAGTCAAAATTAAAATTGCTTGAAATAGCAGGCAGCCAAGGTTTACTAACCGATAATCAAAAGCTGGCCATATTAGGTTATCCACCACTTACTGATGGCAGCGGAAATAGGCGTACTATTAGTCTTAACTATGTGGATACAAAAATAGCAACTCAGTATCAACTAAACAAAGCTAAAAACGGAGGTGAAAGCATTGGCCAAGAATAAAAATAAGCCAACGGTCTGTGGAAAGGCTAAGCGTAATTTTCTTATGGCTGATTTAAGAGCGATTGATAACTCAAATGAAGAAAGCCCTCAGTATATAATAGCAGGCCATGCAGCAGTATTTGATCAGGTAACTAATATTGGGGGATTTTTCTATGAAGTGATTGAGCGTGGAGCATTTGATAAGACAGATTTTAAAGATGTTCTTTTTAGCGTTAATCATGATTTGAATAAGATACCACTTGCAAGAAGTAGAAATAATAACATTAATTCTACACTTCAGTTAAATGTAGATGACATTGGATTGGCTATTAAGGCCAACTTAGATGTTGACAATAATTCTGACGCACGAAGTTTATATAGTTCTGTATCAAGAGGAGATATGGACGGTATGAGCTTCATTTTTTATGTAAAAGACGAAAGTTGGGATAATCTAGATTCTGAAATGCCAACAAGACGTATACATGAAATTGATAAAGTTATTGAGGTCTCAGCTGTTAGTTTTCCAGCCTATGATGGAACTAACATTATTATAGATTCAAGGGATAGAAATGTACTGGATAGTGCAAAGCTGGCATTGGATAATGCTAGGGCTAAACTGGGTTTAAGTAATGAAGCTGGAGAAGAGAATTTACTTGAATTAGAAAGACTAAGGGCAAAAACATTATTTAAATTTTAAGAAAGGTTAAGGTGATAATCCATGAAGAAAAGATTACTGAAATTATTAAAATTAAAGCAAGAAAGAAAAGCAAGCTTAAAGAAAATCGTTGAATCTACAGATAAGATTGAAGAAATAAGAAGTGCACAGAAAGAAATTGATGGTTTAAATACTGAAATAGCAGACCTTCAATCTATGATAGATGAAATTGAAGAGGAAGAGAGAAATGCTAAGCCACAAGATGATCCAAGTAATATTGCTGGTATGGGAAATGTGGACCCTAACAAGGATCCGCAAGGAAGAAATGCTGCTAATCCAACTGGAGGATTTAACCCATTAGGGACCTATGGAGTTGGGCCAACTAATTCTCAGCAGAGAAATCAAGAGCCAGAGGATAGATATGGAACTCTAGAATATAGAAAAGCATTTATGGATTACTGCCAGACAGGAAAAATTACTACTGAGCTTAGAGCTGATGCAACCACTACAACAGGTGATGTATCTGCCATTATACCTTCTACTATTTTAAACGAAGTCATAAGAAAGGTAACTACTTATGGCCAGGTTTTTAATAGAGTTAGAAAGCTAAATATCAAAGGTGGCCTTACAATTCCAATTTTATCTCTTAAGCCAACTGCAACATGGATAGGAGAAACTACATCATCTGATAAACAGAAAGTCCAAGTAAATGAAAACATATCCTTCAGCTACTATGGATTAGAGTGTAAAATATCAACTTCACTACTTGCTGATACTGTATCACTGGCAGGATTTGAAAGTACAATAACCGATTTGATTGTAGAGGCTATGGTAGAAGCTCTTGACCTTGCAGTGCTTAAAGGAAATGGCACAGGAAAGCCCTTAGGAATTACAGCAGATACTAGAGTTCCATCTAAACAAATAGTGACCTTGACTTCCAGTGACTTTTTAAAATGGGATGCATGGAAGAAAAAAGTATTTGCAAAAATGCCACTAAAATATAAAGCTGGAGCATCATTTTTAATGGCATCAGGAACCTTCGAAGGCTATATCGATGGAATGGTTGATGCAAATGGCCAGCCTATAGGAAGAGTAAATTATGGAATAACAAAGGGGCCTCAGGAAAGGTTTGGCGGAAAAGAAGTTATACAGGTTGAAGACGATGTGATTGCTCCTTATGACGATGCTGCTGTAGGGGAAGTAGTTGCTGTATACTGCAACCTTAGAAATTATGGATTTAACAGCAATATGCAGATGATGATGTATAGATACTTTGATCATGATACAAATGAGTGGGTTGATAAAGCAATCTTGATTGCAGATGGAAAGCTTATAGATCCAAATGGAGTAGTTATCATTAAGAAGGGTGAATAATTTATAGAAGGGTATGATCTACCCTTCTTTTTAAAATATCAGTTATATAGGTGATTTTATGGAGATTAATGAACTTAAGGAATGGCTTAGAATAGATGGTAATGATGAGGATGCAACCTTGACTGGACTAATCAGCTCTAGTGAAATATTGATTAAACAATCTACAGGTGTTGATCCTGAAGATGTTGAAGCCGATACAAACGCCCAGGACTTATATAAATTGCTGCAAAAGATAATTATTGCTGACCTATATGAAAATAGACTGGGGGCATCAAAAATAAATCCTATTATAGTTAGCTTATATGCACAGCTTGAAGCATATAAGCTTAAGAAAGAATGATGAGTTATGGATCCAGGAAAGCTAAGTTATAGAATTACAATACAAGAAAAACAGTTTGTGGAGGATAAAAAAACAGGAATTGAGTCGAAAAAATGGGCTGCTATTTCTAGGCCATGGGCTAAAGTCCAAGATATAGGGGGAAATGAATTTTTCAGTTCTGCTAAAGAAAATAATAAAATAAAGACAAAATTCCAAATAAGGTATAGAAAAGGATTAAGGGAAGATATGAGAGTAATATTTAATGGCAAAGAATATGATATTACTTTTATAGATTATTTTGATTACAACAAGAAATTTATGAATCTAATATGTGAGTGTGTGAAATGAGTATAGAAATAAAAGGATTAAAGGAATTAATGAAAAATCTAGAATCTGCCCCAGATGTATTAAAGAAAGCAGAACAGAAAATCACTATAGAAATGGCAAAACCTATTCGTGATGATGCACAGAAAAATGCACCACGTTCCACATACAACAAAAACCATATGGCAGATAATATTAAGATTAGCACAATGAAATATATAGAGGGTGCAGCCATTAGAAAAGTAGAAGTGAAGGGCCATGGATTTTTCTATAGCTATTTTGTTGAATATGGCACAAGTAAAATGGAACCACAACCTTTTATGACTAAAGCATTTCTAGATAATAAGGATAAGATTGTAAAAATAGCACAAAAAGAAGTAAATAAAATAATGAAGAAGGTGGCAAAATGAGCTTAATAAAAGAAATAAAGGACATTTTAAAACCTTTAGGAGTAAAAGCTCACTATCTTCGATACGAAGGTGATGAAAGGACATACATCAATTTTTATATTTTTAATGAAAGGGATTCTTTATACGCCGATGATAAAGAAGTAGAAATAGAATATGCAATACAGATCAGTTTATTTTCTGATGATAAATTAAGGTATTATAACCTGCAAAATGAACTTAAAAAAATAATGAAACAACATAGAGATAGATTTATAAAATTCGATGTAAGTCCAGATTTATACGAAAAAGATACAGAACTATATCATAAGGCATTTAGATATTTGCATTATGTAAATGTAGAGTAGCAGAGCTGCTCTATTTTTTTTACAAAAAACATGAAAGGATAGTGATAATATGGCAACTATAGGCGTTAGAGAGTTATATTTTGCGATTTTAAATAAAGATGATGAAACAGGCGTTGAGTATGAACCTCCAGAGAGAATTAAAGGGCTTATGAATATTACGTTAGATCCTCAAATTTCTGAGGGTAAGTTATATGGTGATGATACGTTGACTGAAAGTTACAGTCAAATTTCAGAGGTCAATGTTGAGTTCGGTGTAAATGATCTGAGCGATGAACAAAGAGCTAAACTCTTTGGTATCGCCATGAATGAAGATGGTGTCGTTGAGGAAGGTAGGGATAATGATATTCCTTATATAGCATTGGCTTTTAAGTCAAAGAAATCTAATGGAAAGTTTAGATATTATTGGCTGTATAAGGGCAAATTAAGCTATTCACAAGAACAATTTGAAGGAACAAAAGACAGTATTGAATATCAAACCCCCACAGTAAATGGTGTATTCCAGTGTCGTGAATATGATGGAAAATGGAGAGCCAAAACTGACGAAGATAACACAGGATATACACCGGAGATAGGGCAAAACTGGTTTGTTAAGGTGTATGAGAAACCTGCAGCAATTGGAGGATAATAGAGAGGGGGGTCCTTCTCTATTATAGATAGGTAATTAAATTGAAAGGCGGGATAATAATATGGCTAACAATGTAAAGGTTAAGAATGTAAAAATTAAGTTAGATGGCAAAGACCACGAATTGATATATGATATGAACGCTATGTGTGAAATAGAGGACAAATTTGGAGATGTAGAAATAGCATTTAATAATCTAGGAAATAGCAATAAAGTTTTTAATAGTTTAAGATTTTTGCTGTGGGCGGGACTATTACATGAAGATGAGAAATTAACAATACGTGATGTAGGTAAGATGGTTAACTTTTTAGAGGTAGACAAAGTTGAACAGTTAGTTGAAAGCTTAACTAATGCTATTGAACCAGGTATAAAAAATGAAATTGAAAAAAAGTAATAGAAGCTTTATACAATTGCTTGCCACAAACTGAGGATAAAGGGCATGATTGTATAGAGGATGAAACAAAGGAAGATTGCAGAATAAATTTTGATTTTTGGTATTATATCGCAACAAACTTTTTGAATATGAATGAAGAAATTTTTTGGAAAAGCACAATAAGAAAGTTAAACAGTCTTTACAAAATATACAGACAAGTCAACGGATTAGAAAATAGAACAAACAAAGATAAATATGATAAATGCTATTGTGATGATATAGACTGGCTGTAAAAAGCTAACTATATCATTATTTTTTGCCTAAGGCAGGTGGTATAGTGGCAAAAGAAAATTCAGGGGTAAATGTTGAAGTTGGTTTAAGTAGTTCGGATTTTAAAAAAGGAATTGCACAAATAAATAGAAGTCTAAGAGTTTTAGATTCAGAGTTTAAAAAATCTAAAGCCGAGATGGGTGGATTTGAAAAAGGCCTAGATCAAATGAAATTAAAATCTCAATCCTTGTCAAAGAAGCTAGAAGTTCAACAAGATAAGGTTAGGCTTCTATCAGAACAATATGAGAAAGTAAAGAAAGCAAAAGGTGACGATAACAAAGAAACACAAAATATGCTAGTTCAACTTAATAGGGCTAAAACAGAAATGACTAAAATGCAAAACCAACTAAACAAAGTAAATAAAGATATAAAGGAACAAGGCAGTAGATGGAAACAATTAAGCGATAAATTAGATAAAGCAAGCAAAAAGATGAAATCTGTTGGAAATAGATTAAGTAGAGTTGGTAAGGACTTAACAAGTAAATTGAGTATACCTATAGTAGCGGCTGGAACTGCTGCCGTAAAATTTAGTGGAGATTTTGAAGAAAGCAGTAACAAGGTTGCCACTATTGCAGATACTACAGTTAAATCTATAAGCCAATTAAATAAGGGCGTATTAAAACTATCTAATGATACTGGAATAGCTGCAACTGAGCTTAATGAAGCTTTGTATCAGACAATAAGTGCTACTGGAGATACTGCAAATGCATTGGACTATGTAGAAGTGTCCACCAAAGCCGCAGAAGGTGGCTTTACCGATACAACAACCGCAGTTGATGGTTTGACTACAGTAATGAATGCTTATGGGTTAAAGGGAAAAAAAGCTTTCAAAAGCGTTGCTGATCAAATGCTCCAAGCACAGAATTATGGTAAAACTACTTTTGGAGAAATGGCTCAAAGTATAGGAAATGTAATACCTATAGCATCTAAATTAGAAGTATCTACAGAAGAACTATTTGCATCCATAGCTACACTAACTAAAAATGGTATTCAAACATCACAGGCAATTACAGGACTTAAAGCAGCTTATTCAAATATATTAAAACCTTCAAAGCAAGCTTCTGAACTAGCTGCCAAATTAGGATTAGAATTTAATTCAGCTCACCTAAAATCAATTGGATGGGCTGAATTTTTAGATGAAATAAGAAATAAAACTGGTGGAAATGAAGAACAGATGGCAAAACTTTTTGGATCAGTTGAAGCATTAAACTCTGTAACTGTACTTGCAACGAAGGGATCAGAGGACTTTAGTGGAGCTTTGGAAGCAATGAAAAATTCAACTGGAACTACGGAAAAAGCCTTTGAAAAGATGAATAGAGGAACCAAAGACAGCATAGCCGACTTAGTCAATTCTTTGAAAAATTTAGCTATATCTTTTGGGAAAATATTAGCTCCAACAGTAAATCAAATGGTTGAAAAAATGCAGGGATTTGTTAATTGGGTACAATCTTTAGATGAAGGACAGAAGAAACTAATCACAACAATAGGATTATTAACAAGTGGTGTTGGAGTAGGAATATTAGTAATAGGCAAATTTGCCAGTGCTATAGGTACAAGTATTGAAGTTGGAAGTAAAATGATAAAAACAATTAAGGCCCTAGAACTGGCTAACATAAAAAATACAGCCAAAACTATTGCTAGCACAGCTAGTATGGCAGCACAAAAAGGGGCTATGATAGCAGGGGCAGCTGCCACAAAGGCAGTTACAGCGGCCCAGTGGTTACTCAATGCGGCATTAACTGCTAATCCTATAGGTCTAGTAATTACAGCAGTTGCAGGTTTAATAGCAATATTGACCGCATTGTATTTCAAAAACGAAACGGTTAGAAAGGCATTACAAAAGGCCTGGGAAGGTCTTAAAGCAGTGGCAAAAATAGTTGGTAATGGAATAGGTAAAGCTTGGGAAAGCACAAGAAAAAAAGTATCTGAAACTTGGACTAAATTAAAAGATAATACAAGAAAAACATGGAATTTAATATCTAAAGAAATAGAAAAAAATGGTGGCGGCATAAAAGGCGTAATGATAACATACACAAAAGGATATATAAGTGTGTGGAAGAAAGGCTTTGAAACACTAGATAATATAACCGGTGGAAGATTAGGTAAAATAGTAGGAAAAATTAAGGATTTTGGTAAAAATTCAATATATGCATTAAAAAGAGTTCCTTCAAAAATGAAAGAAATGGGAGCTTATATTATACAAGGTCTAAAAAATGGCATAACCAACAAAGCCCATGAAGTAATCGACTATATGAAAAGCTTAGCCAACAAAATAAAAAATGGCTTTAAAAAAGTAATGGGAATACATTCTCCTTCTCGTGTAATGCAGGAATATGGAAGATATATAGATGAAGGACTTAAAATTGGTATGGAAGATGGGGAAGATGATGTATTAGATCAAGCTAAAAAAATTGCAAAAGGTATAGAAGACAGTATACAAGTTAATGTAGATAAGCTTGATAGATTTGCAAATAAGGTTGTTGAAGCAGTTAAGAAGAAATATGAGGATATAGAAGAAGCTGAAATAAATAGCTTGAATAGACAAATAGAAGCACAAGAAAACGCAAGCAATAAAATTATTAAGCAATATGATAAAGAGTATATGGCTAAATTAAAGGTCATAGATAAAGAAGAATATGACCGATTACAAGCAATACAATCTGAGATAGATGCCATAGACGCTAAGACACAAGCAGAGGAAAAAGCTCTAAGAGAACAGGAATCAAAGAAAAAACAAGCCAGACTAAAGCAAGCAGTAGAAGAAGCCAATAATGACGAAGAAAGAAAAAGGGCTAAAGAAGAACTAAATAAGTTTTTACTTGAACGTGAGAGGGAGAAAATACTTGAAGAAAGAAAGCAGCAAAAGGAATCGTTAAAGGAAGAAATGGACGCTATAAAAGAGCAGACAGGCAAGAAAAAAGACGAATTAAAAGCAGAATACGACAATAAAAAGGCTAATGAATTAGCTAAGAATAAAGAAGTAATAGAGGGGTTAAAGGCAGAAATAGAGGAAACAAAGAAACACTATGAAAAATTAAAATCCACAGAAAACACTGAATCAGAAGCAAGAAAATTAATATTAGATGGAAACCAAAAGGAATTAGTTAAACTATTAAACACATATACTCCAAAATGGCAAGATGCAGGGCAGAGCATGAGTTCTAAAATTATTGATGGGCTTAATAGTGAAAAGCAAACTTCTCAGGATGCTATTGATCAAATGCTAAATGTCAAGAGTGTAGTTGATGAACAAAAGATAGCTTTAGAAGGACTTAATAAGAAAATATCTTCATTGGAGCAAGAATCTAAAAAGGCAAGTACATCAAGCAGCGGTGCAAGTGATTCAATAAATGCTATGGGAGATATGGCATTAGATACTTCACAGGATTTAGAGACACTGGCAAATTCAGAGGGTGTAGTTGCAGATAAAGCAAAAGAGACAACAGATAATTTTAAACAATCAAAGGAAGAAATGAAAACAGCTATTGATGATTATATTTCTAAAAACAACGAATTAACAGGTCAATTGACCACAGCCTATTTAAGTGTAGAAGGCGTTACAGAAGAAATGAAAAATAATGTTATAGGCAAATATGAAGAATTATCATCTTCTACAAATAAAGAGATTGAAACCCATAAAAATAATACACTATCAACTTTAAATCAGTTGTTTTCTGAAAGCAAAACTCTAACAGAAGAAGAAAAGAAAGCTATACTTAATACTGTTAACAATAAATATACTGAAATGCAAACTAAAACTACAGAAGGTCAAAATAGAATTAATGAAATTTTTACTATTGCAAGCAACAAAAAACGTACTTTATCTGAGGAAGAAAAGAGAGAAATAAATAGAATACAAGGGGAAATGTCTAAAATAGCAATAGAAACACTGTCTGATAGTGAAATAGAGCAAAAAGCTATATTTGAACGACTAAAAAGTGAAGCTGATAGAATTACTTTAGAACAAAAAGCAGAAGTTGTTAAAAATAGTATAGAGCAAAAGGAAAAAACTATAAAAGAAGCTGAACAGCAACGTAAAGACACTATAAAAGAAATAATCAAACAACGAGATGTAATGGGTATAATTTCAGAGGAACAGGCTGAAAAGTTAATAGAAGAAGCAAAAAGACAGTATAATGAAGCTAAAGACAAAGCAGAAAAAATGCATAATAAAGTTGTGGAAGAAGCTAAGAAACAAGCAAGCGAGCATATTAATGAGGTTATTTGGGAAACAGGAGAAGTTAAATCCAAGTGGCAGCTCATGAAGGAAGATGTTATTACTAAAACTATTGAAATGAAAGACGATGTAGTAAAATTTATAAAGAAAATGGGAACAAATATATCAGAAGCATGGGAGAATATTAGAACTGATGTAAAAGAAAAAGTTGAAAAAGTTAAGGAAGTTACAGTAGATGCAATAGAAGAAACGAAAGAAGAAGTTGAGTATTATGTTGACAAAATGAAAGATATTTTTGGCAGCATAATAGATAAAGCTAAGAATGCAATAGATAAAATAAAAGAGTTTAACGGTATGAAGGTTAAAGACAAAGTTTTAAAAATTACAAGAAAAGTTAAAACAGTATATTCAAGTGCAAAAAAAGCTATAACAGGAAATGCAATCGGAACTAATGACTTTGAAGGTGGATTGACTTGGGTATCTGAAAAAGGTAACGAGTTAATACAAGAACCCAGTGGGCGTTCTTATGTGGCTACTGGTAAACAATTACTTGATTTACCTAGGCACACTAAGATATTTACTAATACACAGACTCGAAGAATTATGTCGGGTGAAGCTTATAAGAATAATAGTAATAATATTAAAATTGATATAAACTACAATAAATTAGCAGATGCTATTGCTAGTAAATTAGATGGTGTTAATCGAGGTGTTACACAGAATCTCACTATAAACAGTTTACAACCTTTAAGTCCTGCTGAAACAGCAAGAAAAATTAAAGCTGCTAGTAGGGAACTTGGGATGTTATGGTAGGAGGTCAAATATGCAAAGCATAATCTATACGAATGAGAAAGGGCAAAGTATTAAACTAACAAATACTAAGCCTTTTTTTTTACAAACTATAGAAGGGACTGGTGCAGTTAATACTGATGTACAAATGCAAAAGGCTCCTTTTCAAGATGGAGAAACCCACATAGATACGTTACTAGAATCAAGATATTTAACATTAGAGGTAGTTATTCTGAGTAAGAACCAAAATCAGCTTTATGAATATAGGCAGCAGTTATCAAAAACCTTTAATCCAAAGATTAAAGGTTTTATAAAATATATTAATAATAATACTGAAAAAATACTATCAGTAGTGGTTGAAAAAGCTCCAGTATGGGGAAAAACAAGGCCGAATGTACAGCCTTGTATTATAAGCTTAATAGCTCCTAGTCCATTTTGGCTAGATACTTTTATTGAAGGAGAGGAACTTTCATATCTAATGGGAGGAATAAAATTTGGCTTACGACTACCTACAACCTTCAGCTATCGTGGGAAGAAGAAAAAAATAGTTAATAGTGGTGATGTATCAACTCCAGTTAAGATAGAATTCTATGGCCCAGGTAGTAATCCTACTATTCATAATGAAACAACAGGGGAACTTATAAAGGTTAAAAAAGAGCTTCTAGAAGGTGAAATATTAAAAATAGATACAACCTTTGGGAATAAAAAAGTTGAAATTGAAAGGCTAAATGGCAGCATTGAAAATGCATTTGGATATATTGAGCTTGATTCAGTGTTTTGGAGTTTAGTTCCAGGAGAAAATATTCTTTCATACGAATCTTTAAATGACTCCCAGAAAACAAAGGTGAAAGTAACATATAGAAATAGATATACCGGGGTTTAGAAAGAAGGTGAGAAATTGGCAGAGAAATATATGTTTTTTGATAGTACCATGGATGATGAAAGGAATTATAGTGCCGATGAATTTGCGGAGTATTTTAGGCGATTTATTAGAAACGGTGTTTTTAATGGTGATGGGGACGACTTGAAAGTTGGTGCACAAGGGCAGGACATGAAAACTCATATTCTTCCTGGTTATGCCTGGGTTGAAGGCTATCTTTATAAAATTGATATGGAGCCTTTAAAACTATACCACCAAAGTGCACATGCTAAGTACAATCGCATTGATAGGGTAGTAATAAGATTAGATAAGACCTTGGAAAATCGCTATGTAAAGGCCTTTATTTTAACCGGCACTCCAGCCGAAACACCCCAAGTGCCAGAACTAACTCGTGATGAAAACATCTATGAGTTGGCTTTAGCGCAAGTGGAAATCCTTGCTGGGAAAAGTTTTATAGAAGCACACCAGATAACTGATGAAAGACTAAATAACGAAGTTTGTGGTTTTGTTACACATTTATTTGAACAAGTAGATACTACAGAACTATTTAATGAATGGAAAATTTATCTAGATGCAAAAAGAGCACAAGGAAATGAACAACTAACCATCTGGTTGAAGTATATGGCTAGTAAAAAACAGAATATTGATATCGAATACACTGCTTTTCTAGCTTCACTGCAGAGCAAATTTTTAGCTTTTCAGACTACCTGGAGTAATTGGACAAAGGAAAAACTAGCAACACCTGATGGGGAGTTTTATATACAGTGGAAAAGTTGGTTTGATGAAGTACGAAAGGTATGGGATTCATGGTTTAAGAAAGAAGCTCTTAAAGTTTGGCGAACTTGGGTAGAGGATAAATTGGCGACACCGAATGGAGAGTTTTATGTAGAGTGGAAAGAGTGGTTTGAAGAAATTCAAGATGTTAGCAACCTAGTGCCACGTAGTCATTTTAAAGCCCATCGAGATCGTACAGTAAGAGAGGAAACCCACGGCTTACGTATTAGCGGTAATAATCTGGAAGTGGAAATCAGTGATGGAAAATGGCGTAGGTTAGAAGGGTTAGCTGTAATCAATACATGGGGAGGAATGTAGTATATGGGAAGTGCAGTACGACTTAATAAAGGAACATTATTAAATGCTTTTGAGCCTTTGTATCAAGTACCAAATAATAGGGTAGTAATATTAAAATCTATAATTTTAACCAATTTATCAGAAACAGCACAAAATGTGAGTTTGAAGATGGCTGGTGCATATGTGATGAGGGATAAAGTTCTTTCTGCAGGGGAATCTTATCAAGCATCAGTATTTGATCAGATTATAGTATCTCAAGAGATTATTGAAGGTAAAGCAAGTCAACCAGAAGCGGTGGATTGCTATATTAGTGGAAAGCTACTTTTGCCTCAAGATATAGCAAGTGAAACCCAGTGGATGCAGGAACAATGGGATGCTTGGTGGGCTAATCATCCAGAAGTTTATAAAAACCTTTGGGATGCTTGGCTGGAAAGTAAAACTGGTGAGCCTAATGGGGATTTCTATGTAGAGTGGAAAGAGTGGTTTGACCGCATACAGGAAATTACTAACGAAACAGCTGACCTAGTGCCTTGGAGCCTTTTTAGGCAGCATGAAGCTGACTTTTCAGCCCATGGAGATTTGGCAAACACATATCGTTCTGGGAAAGATGAAAAAGGGATCTTTACTACTATTGAATGGCACCGTCAGGATGGAACTTTAGCTAAAAAGTCTGTATTAAGTGGGGGGAATTCCCCACGATATACAAATCGCACAGTTACTTATTATGGTACTGATGGAGAAACAGTTGATGGGGTCGCTGTATATAAGCAAAAATACAACGAAGTAGGAGACTGGATAGAGGAGGTAATTACGGATGAATGATTTAGTATTACATGGCTTGGGAAGGGGATTGTCAGACCCAGGTGTTATACCTATTGAAGGATTAATTCCGATTATAGCTTCAGATAAATTAAAGGGGATGGGATTACCTTTTACTCATCGTTCCCTAGGAATTCTGTCTGACCGCAAGGGTGTAAATCATTATCACAATGGAAAAGTGTATGTATTGCACAGTTTAGGGGTGACAATTTATGATGCCCTTTCTGGGGAGGTAATAGCTGATAATACCCACTCATCTTCTTCAGCACACATGATACCTGACCTTGCATCTACTGACGATAGTTATTATCTTGCACAAAACACAAAACTGTATAAATACGCTTTAGATGGAAGTATAATTTGGGAAGCATCAACATCTCGAAATATTGGATGTATAGCAGTAGAAACATCTGGTGTTTATGTTGGAGAGCGTTATTCTAGTGGTTCTAAAGTCTATAAATTTAAAAGAACTAATGGGGATAAAATTTGGGAAACAGCATCAGTTTCAGATTATGTAATGGGGTTAGCAGTTAATGAAACTACAGTTATTGTAAGTTATGGTAATAGTATAATTAAAAGGCTTAACTGCTCGACGGGAGCTGACATATATTCCTATACTATACCTAATAATTACGATTCGTATGCACTTGCCATTGAATCGGGTACTAATCATTTTTATTCAATAGATAGCAAAAGGATCCTTCGAAAGCATAGTTATCAAACAGGGGAACCTATATTTGAGCGAACCAATGCCAATGTATGTAATGTATATAATTTGTTCATTGATAGTGGAAATAATATATATACAGTTTCTGACCAAGAAATTACCAAGCTTGATAATCAACTGTCTGATTTTATCTGGCGTGAAAATTGCAGCATTAGTAACAATGATATTGAAGGTTTTGGTTTTGATAAAGAACTAGGGAAAATCTTTGTGTTGCGACAGCACACAGCAAGAGTTTTATCAACAGAACAGCAGTGGTCAAATTTTATTCCTCATCAATTTGAAGGAACAATTAATTCTATAGATGTAGATAGAAACGGCAATTTATATGGTGCCAGTGATGATTGTACAGTAAGAAAGTTTAATGCCCTAGGTAAACAGCAGTGGATATATGACCATGACCGGATTATGAACTTTGTTAGGGCAGATAATAAGGGGAATGTTTTTGTTGCTGATGATTCACAAACATTGAAAAAATTAGATTCCCTTGGAGTAGAGCAGTGGTCATGCAGCATATCAGAAACAACGGGGAAGGTAACAGATTTAGTGGTAAATAGCGAAGGAATAATTCTAGTTAGTATTACAAACAGATCAAATAGAAATGACTACTTAGTTAAAATATCTCCTGAAGGAAGTGTTTTAAATGTAAAAGAAATAGGTATTAGTGGTGTGTTTCATAAATTATACCTTTGGGATGACCATACAGTATTGGCACTGGATAGACTATATAATATTGATACCTTAATATGTCTCTATTATTTTAATGGAGCAAAGGCCATATTTAATGTTTACGGTGATTTTATCTATGATCTTAGTGGTACTAGCATTCAAGTATTTAATAAATATTCTGGTGGGCACATGCATTCATTTACCATAAAAGATGTTAAATCCTATTTGAGAACAGTACAAGGTTTGGATGGAGCTATTTATGCTGTTGATACTAACAAAACTCTAGTTAAATTAACTGAAAGAGGTGAGGAATTATGGCGTTATCAGGCAAGGGATAATATCGCTGACATTAAAATAGATGATGAACATAATGTTTATCTGGCGACAGGTTATTACATTGAAAAACTAACCCAGACATTTCAGGTCAAAGGTTATGAAAAAGAGTAGGAGGAATGAAAATGTTATATGTATTTGAAGGTGGAAGTATAGTTTATGATGAAAGAGTTTTAACGGAAGAAGATAAAGCAAGAGCTGTAGCAGTAGAAGAATTACCCCCTAAGGAAATACCTGCAGGAAAAACGGCAGTAATAAGAGCGAATAAGGCTGAAAATACAGTGTGGTGGGAATATGTGGATTCACCTCAATATTTAGAGTTCCAAAAGCTTGAGACTAAAGTCCAAGGGTTGCAGCAAGCCTTAGCAGAAATAACGATGATGATGGCAGGAGGTGAGTAAGATGACATTTACTAAAAATTCAGCCCTGGTAAAAAACGTATGGGTTCCACTGATTCTAGCAGGAATATATACAGAGGATCAAATTCCAGTCTTAGGAAATTTAAAAGAAGTCGTAGAGCAAGTCATTGCAGAAAATGAGTAATTTCCCTTGGAAAAAGAGTGTATTTTTTATGCTCCTTTTTCATTTTTGAAAGTAGGTGAAGCATGAAACCAGTTAGAATATTTACACCATCTATTGAATTACTGGCTGAAATAGATAATTATGAAAGCCTTATATTTACAAGAAAATATCTTAAATATGGAGAATTTCAATTAACAGTAAATAAACATAAGCAAAATACAAGATATTTAGAAAAGGGAAATATGATTTTGCTTGGAAATGATTCTAACAAGATAGGGATAATAAGGCATAGGGAAATAAACCTTAATGAGCAAGGGAAGGCATCGGAAACACTTTTAATTAAAGGCTATACAATAGATCATTTGTTTACCCAAAGAATTATTCTGCCCCCTCCAGAAAGTGACCATGACTCTATTAAAGGAAATGCTGAGACAGTAATAAAACATTATATAAAAAATAGTATTGTAAATGCTTTAGATACTAATAGAAACATATCATTTTTAAATATTCTTCCAAATAAAAATAGGGGAATTAATTTATCCTGGAAGAGTAGATATAAAAATCTTTCTGAAGAAATCCAGGAAATATGCAGTATTTCTGATATAGGAATTAAAACGAATTTAAACCATGAAACTAAAAAAATAGATATTGATATATATGAAGGCAGGGATTTAACTATAAATCAAACAGTTAATAGCCCTGTTATTTTTTCATATGAATTTGATAATATAAAAACCCAACATTATGTTGATTCTGATATAGGATATAAAAATTATGGATATGTTGGGGGAAGAGGAGAAGGAGCAGATAGGCAGATAGTAGAGACTGGAAAAGCTGCAGGAATAGATAGAATAGAAACCTTTATAGATGCTAGGGATATTACAACCATTGAAGAATTACAAACCAGAGGAAATCAAAAGCTAGCTGAAACACCCCAGATAAAAACATTAGAAGGAGAAATACTTACCTATGGTCCTTTTAAATATGAAAAAGACTTTGATTTAGGCGATAAAGTAACGGTACAAAACAAGAGCTGGAATTTAACAATTGATGTTAGAATTACAGAAGTAACAGAAGTATATGAAGCTGATGGCTTTAAACTTGAAGTAAACTTTGGAAGCAATATACCTACATTTATTGATAAGATAAAGCAGGAACTTTCACAATTGAATTATGATGGAAGAAAGTAAATATTTTGATAAGGGTATTTTATCAACACTGCCAAAAGCTTAATTGAAGGTAAACATTTAACTACAGTATTAAAAATATATTTACATTATTGGATATATTTTAAAAAATATAATAAATTATGTAAAATATATAAAATAGTACATTTATCGACATTTATTTCTTGGAAGTTGTGTTACTATGTAGGTGTAGGTATAAGAGATTTATATCTTACTGATAATACAAGAGTAAAAAATAACAATTAAAGGAGGACAAAAGAAAAATGAAAAAGTTTTTAGTGTTTTTGTGTGTAATTTGTATGGTACTTTCCACGGGGACAGTTGCTTTTGCAACTGAGAGGTATTTTGAGCAGGAACCTAATAATTCGAGAAGTACTGCAGATGGACCATATACAGTTAAGGAGAACGAATATCATATATCTATTGATGGAATAGTGTCCGAATCAGATAAAGTAGATTGGTTTAAAGTTAGGTCAGAGAAAAGAGGTGGGAGTGCTATAGTTTTGCGTTTAAGAGATGAAGATGTGGATTACGACATATATTTATATGATGATCGCGGACGTATGCTTGGTTCATCAGAATTAGGTAAAGGCGAAGATGAAAGAATCTATGATATTTATATTCGTCCAAATGAAACCTATTATATATTAGTAGAACACAGATATGGTATTCCTAAACAAGCTTATAGAATATTATTTGATGTTTTCGAATAATTCCTGCATACAGTTTTGTATTATTATTCAAATCTCTAATGCCTAATAATTCATGTAAAAGTATAGTAAGTATTATTAAACTGCCTATTAAAATATATGATAGGCAGTTTGTTTTTATAGAAAATATAGTTAAATAGACATTATTAAATAACACCCATGAAGGTGTATTTTTTATGTCAAATCTAGGAGGTGTAAAATGAATAATCCAAATAAAATAATTCTCCACCATAGTGCCACAAATGAAGGAACCTTTGAATCAATTAGAAAGTATCATGTTAAAACTAAGGGATGGAAAGATATTGGATATCACTACCTTATTACAACCGATGGTAAATTACATAAGGGACGTGACGAAAAGGAAGTAGGAGCCCATACTATAGGTCAAAATGCAAAATCCATTGGTATATGTTTAGTTGGAAACTTCGATAAATATAGACCCAACGCAAATCAGCTCCATACTCTTTATAAATTGCTAAATGATGTTAAAATCAGATATGGTCAGTTACCTATACACGGACACAATGAATTTTCTACAAAAACCTGCCCAGGTTTAAAATTTCCTATGAAGGAAGTTTTGGAAAAAGCCTACAAAGACGAGATAGATGAAGAAGTATCTCACTGGGCAAAATCTTCATGGGAAAAGGCAGTTGAAAAAGGTATTAATGACGGAATTGGCCCTAAGACCCAGGTAACTGAAGAACAGTTGATGGTGTTTTTTGATAAGTTAGGGCTACTAGACTAGGAAAGCAGGTGCCATAATGAATATTTGTGATAGACACCAAGAAGTAGTAAGCAAATTAGATGATCATGAAAAAAGGATAGGAAATTTAGAGGTTAATGATGCAAAGATGGGAGAGAAGATTGATAATTTAATTAAGCAGCTTGAAAATTTAACAGCTTGGATAAAAGCATTAGTAATGCTAGGAGGAACCTCACTTGTAGGTTTCTTTTTTTGGTATGTTCAAAATAAATAGGAGGATGATAATTATGTTAAAAAGGTTAAAAAATCCCGGGACAATAATAACTTTAGTATCACTTGTAGTGCTTATATTAGTTACAAATGGCGTAGAAGTAGATAGTGAAAGGGTTATGACAACTGTAAAGGCAGTTTGTTCTATAGGGGTTGTATTAGGGATATTAAATAATCCTGATACATCTGGACTAGATTTACCATTTGTAAAAAGGAAATAAAATATTAATTTGGATGGCAAAATCAAAGGAGGATGATTACACCAAACAACTTAAAACTAATCACAGATAAAGACTTAATAGTATTTCTAGTAGCGAAAGGATTTAATATCCAGAAGATTAAAAAGGATAAAAATCGAAATAGAAGCTTAGTTTATTTTAAAGCAGCTAACGAACTAGAGACTGCAATACTTTCCTTTGTAAATAAAACAGAAACAATAAATATATGTGAGTATCAAGCTGCAGAAAGGAGGGTGAAAACTCTCCTTTGTCTGCAGAAAAATAATTAAAATAACTACTTTCAGCTGTCATCTTTCAACTAATTTTAAAAAAGTTGAAGGAGTGATAGTAATGTTAAAACCACCAATTTCTCGAATGGGAGGAAAATCTAGACTTAGAAAAAAGATTATAGAATTAATACCAGAGCATACTTGCTATGTGGAGCCTTTCTTTGGAGCGGGATGGGTATATTTTGGTAAAGACCCATCTAAAGTCGAAGTTATAAATGATATTGATAAAGAGCTTATTAACTTATTTAAGATAATTAAATATCATGAACAGGAAGTTTCAAGACTGCTGCAATATGAAATATGTTCAAGGGACTTATTTAATGAATATATGCAACAGGATTCTGAAAATCTAACTGATATTCAAAGAGCTATTAGATTCATTTATATACTTTCTCAGAGTTTTGCTAGTAAAGGAAATCATTTTGGGTATGGTACAACAAGTAGGCCTAAACCTCAAATATTTACTACTGATCATCTTAAAAACATAAAGAGTAGACTTAGAAATACTTATATCGAAAATTTGAGTTTTCAAGAGATTTTTAGAAGGTATGACAGAAAGCATACTTTTTTCTTTTGTGATCCACCTTATCTTGAAACAACAGGATATAAAAACCCTTTTACAGAAGAACATCATCAGGAATTAAATAGTATTTTGAGTAATATTGAAGGAAAGTTTTTACTTACAATAAATGATCATCCTAAGATTAGAGAATGGTATAAAGACTTCAATATTGCAGAAACTAGGGTTGGATATTCTGTAAGTAGAGAAAGTAAGGGAAGAAAGAAATATAGCGAATTAATTATAATGAATTACTAGACCGGGCTTTCCCCGTCTTTTTTCAGTTTTTGGACTAAAACTTTAGTTAACGTATTGATTAGAAAATCCGGTCTATATTTTCGTTTTGAATAATAACATAATAACAATATTTTGTCAGAAATTGCGATATTTTTGTAAAAAAATAGAAGGATATACCACTCTCTATGTTTAATAGGTTTATATATAATAAATAGTTAGGAGAAATTTGCAATGAAAAGAATAACATTAAAACAAAAAAAGAAAACTATTTACATTATTGTGGGGTTCTGTATAGGATTAATTGTACTTGGAACATTTATATATACTGTACATACTATGAGTAAGGGTTTACTAGGAAAGTTATCTAATCCAACTGAAGATGCGAATATTACTGATATAGAAAACATGATTGATGGAAATATAGGATATTTTTATTGCGGCAATATGCCATTAGAAGATTCAGTTAATGCTATTAGTTATTTAAAAATGAGTAAAAAATTTAGAACTGCTGGTGTGAAAATAATAATTCAAGATTGTAGAAGTAATAAGAACAATTATATAGATAGTGTAGTATTATTGGCTGATGTTCATGGCATAGACAAAAACGAGACATCAACAAACAATAGACATTTATATCAGGCTATTTATCAAATTCATGATAAAGATTCTGATAAACTTAGAAAATACTCAACTAAATTAGAAGATATTAAAGAGGATGAAGTTAAGGCATTTATACGAAGACTTAATAAAGAAGATTATTAGGAATTGATAATTTTAGAGTATTATATATTTTATTTATATTATTGTTTTAAATAAGTAAAGCATAAATTGTTTATAATCATAGATATCTATAAATCTGAGTTTGCTTTTTACAAATTTCTAACCACTAGTTACTAGAATAGAGTTTTTGGTAATTAAAGATTTAATTATACATTAACACAGACTTTAACGAAAAACCAAAAACCACCTAAACAAAAAATCCAAAACCAATTTTCAGTTTTTTATTATAGGACAAATCAATCCCATCATATATATAACCAAAGGAGGAATGCCTTTGGATGAAGTTATATATACTGGGAAGATAACTGAAGAGGAATTAAAAAAAGAGATAAACAAGCTGCTAAATCAATTTTTAAGAGAATTAGAAAATAATAAAAAAGAAGAGGCTTACGAAGGTCAGTAA